CTTTCAGTATCCATATTTGTTGAGTTAGAAACGTAAACCCTATCCAAAATTACTTGGTTTAATCCCTCTAAATTTACATCAAACTCGAAAGTATTTCGTTTTTCTTGAACAGTTCTTAAATCAAACTCCATTATTTTTAAAAGGCTTGCTTCGTCGTTTACATATTTATAATCTTTTTTTACTATTTCATAATCGTCGTCTGTTTTCCCACTTTCAGGGTTTTGGCTAACAGTTCCATTAGCCCAGTAGTATAAAGTTCTTTCATCTTGCGTATAATCGTCATTATCAATAAATGAACCTCTTATAGCTTCGGTTACTCTGCCAATGTTAGGACTCCATTTAAAGCTACCTGCAATAATGTTATGCTGGTTAAATAGTCCTAGAGGGGTTTTGCCCGTCTTATCAATTACAAAGGTATGCTTACCATTTAAAAGCGGTATCATAGCCCCTTGGCAGTTCGCTAATACGTTGTTTAATACGTCTTTTACAGTCGTTTCGTCTGTAATTACTCCACTTGCTTTGTAGCTTTCAGTTTGGCACCATTCGTAAAGCTCAACTAAACTATCATTATCAATATAATCAAGTGATATTGCTCGAGGATTTACTAAAATGTCTGTTAAAACCCATCTAACAATAGCCGCTGGGTTAGTTGTTTTGTCGATTGTATCCCAGTCTGTACCATCCCATACTGGTATTTGAGCCTCACCAATATAGTTAAACTTCTTAATTGTACCCGATAATCCTTTATAGGCTGTTGCGGTAAAGGCTATTTGATTTACTTTTGGTAAAATTGCCGTATTTACAGGATTTCCGCTCATTCTAAATTGTATTTCAGCACAATAAGGGTATCCTACGTCATAGTTTGTTTTATCGGCATAATCTGCTGAGCGTACACGCACTGAATAAGCTCCGCTAGGCACTACAAAGCCTATTGGTCTGAAAAATAACTGGTCGGCTAGGCTCAAATCACTTGGAGAGTTTACTGTTACTATATTCCCACTTACAGTAGTAGTAGAGCTTGAAAGTGCGCCCTTTGTGCCGTCTAATTGCCTTACAAATAGACTTGTAGCGTCTGAAATAGGTTTCCAAACTGTATCTGTCTTTAATTTATAATCAATAGTTACTTTGGACGGTCTGTTAAAACGAGTTCCAGAAGTATCAAGTTTATATAATCCACTTGGAAAAGAGATTATAACATCTATTTCAGTAGTATTTACTGGGCTTGATTGTATTACCTCGGATGTAGTACCTAGGTAATAGTTTACACTTTGATTAAATGTTTGTGTATTATCAAATGCCCCTATTATTATTCTTTCACTAATGTAAGTACATCCAAGTTCGTTTAAACTCTCGGTTGAATTCCCTCTTGTGTATGATGTAGGATAAAACTCACTTGAAGTTAAATATGTGACTGTATCACTCCAGTAGCTTGATGTTGTATAGCGATAGGTAGTTCCGCTAACTAATGTCAAATCGCCTAAATTGATAGTATAATTCTTAGTTAATACAACAGGGCTAGCACCGTTTAGGCAATTTAGTTTTAATGTGAAAGTCTTTGTTGCAAAGTTTGAAATATCCACATTTTGAAATTCAATAATGGGCACTGCATAAACTTCTACGTCACTAGCAGATTGATTGTAATTATAGTTGTTTGACTGGTTTATTTCTCCCTCTGCGTCATAGCTTAATTGCTCGTTTATATCGACTGGTTTACAATTATCAAAACCAATAAAAGAGCTTGAGCCACTTGCGGTATCAATGTCTATATAATCGACTGAATAATCGTTAATGCTTGTATTTTCTAGTTTATAATCAGAATAAACAACATTATTATAATTAGGTACAAAATAACAATGGTATTTATTTGTGGAACTTCCGTCTCCAACGTTTCTATAAGGTAACTGACCATAATTGGGCGTTTGTTGAGTTTTGCCAAAAAGTGCTGGGATAATTGAAGTAGAAATATCATTACTTGCGCCTGTTAGCTCTGATTGTGCGCTTGATGAATAGCTTTTTTGTGTCGTAGCTCCAGATGTAGTATTCTGGTTAAAAGCTCCTGATACGCTTGCAATTGCAAGTATTCCCAAAGCAAGTACTCCAAGGGCTATAAACGGGTGTGCCATAATTGTAGCGAGTAAAAGCGCTCCGATTAAAGCTAGCTCAATCCCATTGGGGCTTTCTATTATTTCTATAGTATCACCATTTTTTAAAATATGGTACCATTTTAAGGGTTTACCTTGAATTGCCCCTTTTGTATATAGAATTGTATTTTTATAAGATTTAAAGTGCATAAATGCAAAATGATTATCCCATCTATATTCTTTTAATGAGTGCTTGCTCAAACATCTATTTATTACTCTAATCATTCAAAACCTCATATATTATAGCCCTGTTAGGTATTTTGCTTATGCTAACATTACTAAATGTCTTATGTATATATTCTTTGTCATTCAATGCGTAGCCGATATGTTCTAAGCCTAAGTGTTTAAAGTGGATTAAACACCCCTTAAATGGTTTTTCTACAATCCTATAAGGTACGTTTGATTTTGTTTTAAGATAATCGCACCATAAATCAGGACTATCAAATACAGGGCAATCAGGTAATGAAATATTATGCTCATCCTTGTAAATATCCTGCACTAAAGTCCAGCAATCGTTTTGACCTTTTGTATATTTATTGTTTTTAAAATACTTTAAATAATCCATTACACCGCCGATAAGTTAGGGAAGTTAGTTTTATTATAACGAATACTCCCTATATTAATGTCTAAACAGTTTCTAATATTTATATTAGCCGTTACCGCTTCATTTGTTATAGTAGGGGTATTGACTTCAAATTCCCCCTTAAAAGAAGTATCAACGCTTGAACTTTCAATGCTGGCAACATACAATTTAAGTATCATATTCTCGTTACTGTTGCCTATTTTAGCTATCTCTTTTGATATTAGGTTACTTACGTTAGACAATACAATTTGTGTGCCGTCCTGCTCCGTCTGTGACGGCAATATTATGTCAAAAGGATAAGGGATATAAGTCTTAGAGTTAGCCGTAACCTCTTGCGTGTTATTTGTTAAATAAAAAGGGCTTTCAAATGCTGAATGCGTAATCTCAATTAAAAGACAAACGCATCTGCCTAAATATCTTGAAAATGAGTTTTTATCTAATTCAAAAAATCTTTGCATTATACCCTCAACTTTTTATTTACAATTAATTGTTTGCCGGCATTAACCAATAAGCCTAATCCACCGTTGACTAATAAAGCTCTTGATTGATTTATAATCGAACTATCAAACATTATTTTGCAAGTCATATTGAACTTGTTTGAATTGGTTACATAAGTAGGCACTTGGTCGACAAATCGAGCAGTCCTATCAACTTCAAAACGACAATCATAATAAGTAAATGGTTGAGTGCCTTGTCTTAGATTGAAATTGTACCAGCCCATAAAGTCTGTATATTCTGATTTTTCAAGAATAAAAGAACCTTGCATAATATCCCCGATATCAGTCCATTTCATTCGTCTGAAAGGCTTTCCAGCATCAGTTGATACCTCTTGTGTACCATTCTGAAATTGGTTTTGAAATCCATTACTTAATATACTTCCCCAGTTCCATCGTTCCATTATGCCGCCGTAATTCCTTTCCCGCTTGCTCGTTGCGCTCTTTGGTTAAATGCCCCTTGCGTCTTTTCGCTTGCAAGTGCTGCATTGACCTTACGAATATTCATTATGTATTCATTGTTAGGCGTTTTAATTGTATCAATATTTACATCTGCATAGTTGTTTATAGTTATGTTAGGGCTTGCACCGCTTGCTTCAACCCCTAAACGACCGTTTGATGTTCTACGTAATGGCATTACTGCTTCGGCTCCAGCCTCGCCCATTAACCCAGTGCCACCATTAGCCATAGGAAATAATGTAGGGCTTGAAACAACTCCACCTTTTGCAAAGGCTTGAACCTCTTGACCGCCTGAATAAACATTACCTTTTGCAGCTATACTTGATAGTCCAGCAGTTGCCCCAAAGTCGCCTATCATCGAAGCACCGCCACTAAATATAGCCATTGCCGCTTTTATCCCTAAAAGAACTTGATTTAATGATATTTCAGCAAGTAAGTTTTCTATAACCTTTTGCCCTATCATTGATAAAACATTTAAAGCAACATTGCCCAGTCTAGTGAATGCAGTTTCTCCCTCTTGTAATGGAGTTGTTAAGGCACTTGCTAGGTCTGTTCTAATAGATGAGCCTATATTTTCCCAGTCTAAGCCCATCGCATTAGTTACTTGCCTATTTATGTTTTTCATTTCATTAGTAGCTGAAACATAATCGTTTTTCATTTTATCGAATATAGGCGTACCAGCTTGACCGCTTGCAGCCATATTTTGCAAGTCATCCCTCATTTTAGTTATCTTTTGAGATAACATATCATAAGAACCCAAAGAAGTAGTATCTATTTTAGTTTTTTGTTGGATTAATTCAAGCTGTCTAGTCAATTCAGTGGCTCTATCTTTTGTAGTCTTGAATTTATCAGCATTTACGACGCTTGCACTTGCTAAATTTTGCATTTCAGTAGTTGCTTGTTGCAAGTCAGATTGAAGTTTTTCATAAGGATTTAATATACTTGCTTTTTCTACCGCTTTATTTGCGCTATCTAATTGTGCTTGCCATTGCATTAATTGAGATTTACCCTTTTGGAATGCTACCGTGTTTTCTTGATGATGTAATGCCATTACTTTTAATGATTCACTAAGTTTAGCTATTTTAGCTTGTAATAGGTCGTATTCTGTTTTAGCCTCTTTTGTTTTCTTAGCGTGCTTTTCTACTTCTGGAGTTGAGGTTTTAAATCCAGTGCTTAATTTAGATAATGCTTGACTTGCCTTATCACTTTCGCTCCCTATGTTACTTTTCATTGTAAATACTAAACTTGATTGTTTTTGTATTCCGAATAACTTTTGTAATCCAATTGAAGCTCTTTGAATTGGATGGTCTAATTTTGACAATTGAGATTGTAAATAAAGAACCCCGTCACCCATTTTTATAAGTACTCCTACGGCACTCTTAGCGACTGGAAGGAAAAAGTCGCCAATTCCCTTAGCAACTAATCCCCACTTGTCCGCAAGTGTGCTTAATTGCCCTTGTAGCGTTTGTGATTGCTTATTCATCATTCCATAGAAACGACCGCCCTCGCTTGTAGCGTCAATCATTGCTTGTTTAATCTGGTCAAATCCTATCTTGCCCTGTTCCATTTCTTTTTTAAGTTGACCCATTGACTTACCAGTTTTTTCGGATATTTGTTGCAATGGGTTAAAACCAGCGTTGACCATTTGAAGTAAATCTTGACCCATTAGTCGACCGCTTGCCCCTGCTTGTGCAAAGGCTAAAGTCATTGAGTTCATTTTTTCTTGATTACCGCCTGTGATATCGCCTAAAAGCTTTAAATCAGTAATAACATTTTGACTAGCTTCACCAAAAGATAAAAGTAATCTAGCATTATCCGCTAAACCTTGCGTAGTCATAGGAGTAACATTAGCAAGGTCTGTTAAATCTTTTACAAGTTGTGCGCCTGCCTGTTGTCCTGCAAGTACGCCAAAGGCTACATTTAATTGCTCAAACTGGCTTGATACCTCAAATATTTGTGCGCCAAAGTCTTTTAATTTCATAGCCCCAAAGGCTACACCAGCGGCAATCAGTCCACCTTTTAAGGTCATTAAACCGCTTGACATACGAGAAGTAGCACTATTTACTTGATTAAAGTCATTAGGGATATTTTTACTATCCTTATCGACTTTATTTATCGAAGTATCAAGAGCATTAAAATCCTGCGCCGCTTTAGCTGCGTTGGTATCAATTTGTATTATTACTTTTCCGTCGTTTGTTGGCATTTATGTTCCTCTTTTGAGATTTAATAACAAATATCTAAGTGCTTTGCCTTTTGGGTATGGGAGTAATCCAAT